TCCAAACTGTATCCATTCCTCGGGACCCATTGGACCTTTATGGCCAAATTTGTCTATGTACCACCTGGCAAATTTAAACGCATCCATAGGCGTCATAGTTACAGGCATGCCTAAACTTTCAACTGTTGGTAGCTCGTTTTCAAAAGGGTTTGTCATTGCATTTGACATATTATCCTCCCCACCATTGCGGCAAGGACCTTATGCCTAAAGGGTTTTCAGAGAGAAACTTTTCCAGTTCCTCTTGAGGTATTCTTGGCGCGGGAGCACCTACAGCGGTGCCGTGTTCTTGCATGTAGGGGGCTATTTCCTCCACAAAGTTTTTCGGCATTCCATAGCTTGTGGCCAAGCTCGGTAAAGCATTAACACCCGCTGCTCTTAGTTCTTCTCTTGTGCCTACTTCGCTGCCTCTTCCAAAATTTTTCATGTAGCGCCACTGCCGGTATTCCGCAGGGGTGCCGTATTTGTCTTGTTGGCGCTGAGCTTCTGCCACTGCATCTGCTTCAGACATGCCTTGAGCTATATAGGTCTGAGGATCTATTTTTTCAGCTATGAAAGCCATGTCACGGGACGTTTGTTTGTCTTCAGCCACTCTTGCCCATTCTATTCCCCGCGCAGTGGTGTTCCTGCCTCCAGGTCGAGGTCTTTTGTAGCCTCCTCTTTGTCCCATAGGCATTTGTGCCGCAATTCCGGCAATACCTTTGGTTCCTTTCCATGGGGGGTTTCCACCAAATTTACCAGCCACAGTTCCTCCGTATTTGTATCCTTTATATCCCGAAGCATATGCTGCCCGGGCTTGTCTTGCTGCTCCGGCTTTTGTTGGATAAGTCTTTCCGGACTTACCCCATTTATAGCCGCCGTTTGTTTTTGTTATAGGCATTATAGTATTGGGACCGTGGTTGCACCGTTTGTCGACACTGTTAGTTTGCCGAGCTGTCCCGTGGCCTTCACACCCTTTCCACTGGGCGCGTATAATGTTTGCCACTCTTTGCCATCAAAGACCTGAAGACCGTCTTCTGTCAGGTTCCAAATGATGTCTCCACGACTAAACAAGTTTTTATCGCGGACCGTGTTAGTATACTGATAAGTTGCCGTGGGATCAAAGCCTTGTAAATTTAATTCCAGGATTCTTACTAAACGGTTAAATAAATCGGAGTCCACTTCGTCCATGGCAGTGGGCAATCGTGTGTCCAGTAATCGTGCCACTATCTTCGCCCGTCAGACCTAGTATTAAGCCTCATGTCCCCGAGCCTCCAACCAACCCCAAGCCTTTCATTGGTTGTCGCATCGTCGTCAGACTCTAAGCGAACCACTGCTTGTCGTGCCCTTCCTCGTAGATCAACTTTAGTTGTGCTCGCTGTTACTTGATTAGTGCTTTTGGTTGTTAAAGTCTCATTAGGAAAATTTCTTGTTTTTAACACAAAATTAACCACTTGGTCCGAGCCACCGTCACCGAGAAAACGAACATCGGGTATAGCATTTTGTATTTGTGTATAGGTGTTGCCTATACCGTCCAAGGCGAAATCACCGGATTCAATATAAACATTGTCCATGGGTGAACCGTCTGCATCGTTCCCTGTTTCATGCTTATAAACATAATTGCTTGTGTCTACTCCGGTTGCTCTCGGATAAGGCTGTACGCCTTCATCCAGCCATGCGTAACGGGTTAATTGCCCATAAGCCCAAACTTTCTCCTGATAGTTGTACGTCACATAGCGGTCAATTTCTAAAGAGTCGCCGGAAGGATAGAACCATCCCACCTCATTAAACTGACGGTTTAGGAAAGCAAACACCTTGAAAGACTGTTCTTGGTTAAAGTCAGTGAACACATACTCGTGCACCGAGCAGGGGAGCCTGCTAACAGTACCGGTATAGGTGTAAAAACCTGAGCGGTCCATCCAGAAAACTCCTGGTGGTGCATTAATAGCACCTTTTGGTGAAATCATACCTATCCCTTGATTAATCAGGTTGACTCCAAAAGTATACGGAGGACCAATGAAGCGCATATTATAAAGCGCATCGTCTGTCCAAATTAAAACTTCTTGTCGGGAACGCAGTCCCCCCACTATTTGAGTTCCCGCCGAGAGTCTTAGTGATCCGGCGGTGTTGGTGTAAGTGGGTTCCCATTCATTAATATTTTCTTGGTCGCACCAACAAATAAACATGGGATCAATGGCACTGGTTCTAGCTACTCCTGCATCATCCAAAGGGTCTGCACCTAGACAAATAACATGTCTGTCAATATCACTAACCAAAGTTTGCAGTGCTAATGTGGGAGGTAAATTGGCCCCTAGAGCGGTTAAACTGACAGCACGAACGCTTGTTCCGTTGTTCTCGGTCCAATAAAAAATCCCCCCGGCTCTTGGGTTAATGATAAGGTCTTCTCCAAAATTGTCCTGTGTCCAAAGCCTTAATTGATTATTAAAAGCAAGTCCTGAAGCAGAACCAAAGGTTCCGTCGCCCCAAGGACCGGCACTCCACCCCGAGCCAGACACGTAATTGTCCAAGCCCACGCTGATTTGATAGGCGCCCACAACACTACTGCCCCCGTTTCCAGAGTCACTGGAATTAGCCGTGATCGTATCCCCGTCTGTGTCTTTTGCTGTAATTTTATAGCTATTGGCGTCAACGATTGAATCAATAGAGTATTCTTGGTTGAGTGCTGCGGCAATAACCAGTCCGCCTAATGAAGCGGCTCCGCTATAGGTAACATAATCTCCTTTACTAGCGCCGTGAGAAGTATCAGCAACAGTGACAGTGGAGGAACCATTACTCGCTGAAAACGTGACGTCCCCCGCTGAAGTTGTAGCTCTTATTGGGGTAATATCATAAAAATTATCCCCTTCTTTAACATAGTATTTTACCGTCGTGCCAACAGATAAATATTTAGTGGTGGCTAGAGACACCCACGCATGTAAAGCACGACCAGTGCCTAAATAAGTGGCAACCTGTTCTTTGACCCAACCCCCTATTTTCTCAGGGTACCCTTTTCTAAAGCGAACAAGGTTGCCGTCAAACCACCCGCCTTGGGCTGAAAAGGCGGTCCCCTCTCGGTTAATCCCTGGACGCATTTGAAATTTATTGTAAGCCATTATTCTTTTTCCTCTTCTTCGTCTAACTCCCTATAATACCCTACAACATGAAGGATTTGTTCTATGTATCGGGTAATTTCGCCCATTGTCATAGATAAATTCTCATAACCTTGAGAAGTTAGACCATAATACGCTACTCGCGGTTCTTCTCCAGCCTCAATTGCGTTTAAGTATTCCTGCATCACATCAGGAGAAAGTATTCTCCACTCAATCGCAGCAGATTCAATAGCTTCTGGCAATGGTGGATGATAAATCGGCGCTCTTTTTGCCACGCTAACCACTTCCACAGGCTTAACTTGTGGTTGTCTGTCTGCCAATTCACCTAAAAGTGAATATGTGCCACACCCGTTAATTAGTAGTAATGGTATTATCAGCAGCTTTTTCATCAAATTGATCTGGATGGGTTATTGTAGTCAAGTTCTCAACCACTCTTGCCGAAGCCTTATTAACTTTACCTTGCAATAATCCAGGCTTAGCTAGAGCCATGCCTTCAAGATTGTGTTTAGCAAACTTATTTCTTAAGTTTGTTACTTGCGCTTGGCTTGCAGAGTATTGGGAGTTCAGATTTTGAATCTGAGCTTGGGTCTTTTTTGCCGATTCAAGAGCTTTTACGATCTGTTCATTTTGCTCTTGAACAGTTCTTTCAAGCACCGCTTGATTATTAATAGCGGTTTGTAGCTCAACTTTTGCTGTGTCTAATTTAGTAAACATAATCGCATTAATAGAAGCCGATATAAAGAAAGCCACACCCAGGGCTATAGCCAACTTCATTTCTTTTTCTTAATGTTAAGAGTTTTCTTTTTCTTAATATTAATGGTTTTATATGCTTCATTAATGTTTGGTGTTGACTTATCGTCCGCTACATATCTTCCCTTCTTGGTACGATTTCTCACTACCTTTTCTTCGACACCTAGAAACGTTTCTTTAAACCACTTACTTAAACCAATAGCCATATTATTCTCCGTTTATTCTTTTTCACCTTTAAAGCTCTTTGAACTCCCTGATGTTCCTGCGTAGAGTCCGAACCAGGCAGCACCTGCGCCGACAACAATGGAGATTAAACCTGATTGTTCAAAACTGGGTTCTGGTAAATCCATGAACCAGAAAGTTGTGTAGTACAGCAAGTACATATAAATAGACAAAAAGGCTCTAGGAAAGATTCTCCAGCTATCAACAGCTTGAGCCACAAAGATAATCTTTTGATAAGGGTTATTGTTATTAACGTCCTCCAACTCCCTGATCTTGTCTTTAAGGCCACCGATCTCTTCGATCATTGCCATGAACTTGTTAAGGTCCATTTCGACTTCATTGCGATCCATGTCGCCGCCAAATCTTCCGCTAGGATAATGGTCATCACTCATAATTCACCTATACCGTATACACATCCAAGGCATCAGCCTTGCCTTTAACTTTAATTGTTGTTATTAAGTTTAACTTAAATTTTGTGAATTGAGCAGTATTTTTGCCTATGAGCAAATCAACACCCACCTCTTTGGTCGCCGATTCAAGTCGTGCTGCCGTATTTACCGCATCGCCAATCGCCGTATAGTCAAACCGACTATCGCTGCCCATATTGCCAATTACCGCCTCACCTGAATTAATACCGATACCGATAGCAACCGGAGGCAAGTCTTTACCTTTAAGCTCTTTATTTAGCTCTTTCATATTTTTCATAATATCCAAGGCACAATTAATTGCCAGGTTTTCATGGGCCGGTTGATCCAAAGGTGCGTTGAATATCGCCATCATTGCATCCCCTATGTATTTATCAACCATGCCTTCGTATTTCTGCACCGATAGTTGTTGTGCCGTCAACGCCCGGTTCATAATATAGGTCACATCTTCGGGTGGCAACGACTCAGACATAGAGGTAAACCCTCTAACATCGGTGAACAAGTAGGTTGCGTATCTTTTTTCGCCGCCTAATTTAAGCAGTTCTGGGTTGTCCTGTAGTTTTTTTACTTGTCTGGGATCAAGGTAGTGTTCAAACTGCTTTTTAATCTCTTGTCTGAGCCTGTACTGCTCTCTAAAATTCAAATAAAACGCTACAGAGCCTGTAATAAATCCGGATATTAATGACCAGGTAACGTCAATTAATAAATTGGACTGAATTAAATAATACCCTGAATAAGCAACAGCGCCATTTAGTATTAAAAAGAAGACTAATCCCCAGGTGACACCAAAAAAGTTTAATAGCACCCAAACCAGAACCGTTGTGGTTAAATATATTCCCAACTCAACGAGCAACGCATAATCAGGAATTAACGGACTGTTTTCTATTAAAATGCTTTCAGACAACGCTGTTTGTATTTTGTGTGGTTCTAAAAGACCCGCAGGCGTTGCTATTTGAGGCATAACCCCCTTTGCTGTGACACCGACAAACACAAAACGATTTTTAATGAGCTCTGTGCTTTTAATCTCTGTTAGAGAAAATTCAGGGGTGTTGACCCAACTGATCCATTTTCTGCCCAAGGTATCGGTCTTAACTGGCGGCAGGCCCTTAACTCTAATCTCTTGTATACCTGCTTCTGAAGTTTTTATTAGGTAGGTGTCCGCACCAGTTAAAACTTTTAGAACCTCTGTGCCGTAGGCAGAAACCCATCCGTCAGGGGTTCTTAGTAATAATGGCATACGCCTTACCAGTTGGTCAACCTCGGTTGGTGCAACCGCAATCCCTTCATAGGCCGCTTCTCGCAGCAACGGAATGTTTTGTACCACGCCTTTGGCTTTAAAGCCGCCGTGATCCTGACCCAAAATAACGGTGCCCGTGGTCATGGGGTAAGTGCCGTTATCGTTTTCAAAAGTTGCAACCACACTAGGCGCAGACGCAAGACTCTTAGCAAACTCCAGATCGCCACCAAGGCGATCCTTCTGCGGAAAGCTAATGACCCAACCGACCCCTAATGCGCCTTGTGCTACAAGGTCATCTTGTATTTCAGCTAATCGTTTTCTGGGAAACGGATAACCGCCTTCTACTTCAACATCTTCTTCAGTAATGTTTAATATAGAAAAATACCCAGAAGATTGTTGCTCCGTAACGAACGCATCAAAGGTCTTGAGTTTTAGTATTTCAAGGGGTATCCATTGTTGCACCAAAGGCACACCCAACAGAACAACAATAACCAACAGTTGGAAAAACCTAGTCACTTTGATTTATGGTGATGGTCTTATTACAGTTGGTACTGCAATTATAAGTAGCTGTAATGCTTTTATTGGTTGTTCCTGATTGTGTGGCATCCACAGTGTAGTCGTCTGTATAAAAATTAAGCCTCATGTAATGATCGCCACTCCCTGATTGTGTAATCTCTGCGTCATTATTATCAGCAGAAGTGCTGGCATATATTTTAGCGTAATGTTCCCCTGTCCCTGATTGAGTTATGGTAAATTCTGAATCATCACCAAAAGCCCTTATCTCGCCTTCTTTATCATCGCCCGTTTGGGTGATCTTATACACATTGTCGTCACCCTGCATGTAGATTTCGGCATCGTTATCGTTGCCGTTTTGTATTACATCCATGTCGTTTGAATCATCATCAGCATCAATGTATCCGAAGTTATCGTTGCCGTCTTGATCTATTTTATACGCATTACCGGTGTGGTTAGCCACCTGACTATAGGCTCTAGCAGTATTCCCGGTGCCGTCTTGATCTATGTCTATAGTTGCATTGCTGCAATTATGGGTAGTGTAAGTGCCTTCAGATATTCCGCACCATACTCTAGCGGTATTGCCCGAACCTATTTGATCAATATAGATAACCGTTGAGCCTCCTTTTATTCTAACCTCGGTAGAATTGTCTCCCGCATAGGCGCAGAG